TCCCAGCGCCGCTGGCCTTCGTTAAAGTCCTGCGAGTATTGGCTGTTGTTCTGTAGGAACTGCTGGTAGGGCAAGCTGGCCTGCATGTAGGCCGTGTTCTGGTCGCGCAATGCCTGCGTATTGAAGTTGGCTGCGGTCCACGTATTTTGTGCGCCGCCCCAAGTGCCCGCGTTTGACTGCTGGCCCTGTTGATATTGCGGAAGAACGGGTACCCCCTGATTCCACTGGGAGAACTGGCCCGGTAGATAGCCAGTCCCCCCCGTACCTGTAGTGCCGTAACCTTGCTGCTGCGCTTGCTGCTGCTGCTGGTTATACTGATTCTGCCAGACGTTGTACTGATTCTGCCCCGTGTTGCCTTGTTGGGCGAGATTTTGCCCTGTACCACCACGTTGCATGGCATTAGCTGGCCCTGTTCCGCTCCCACCTTGTTGGGCATTGGTCGGCCCTGTTCCGCCGCCCTTGGTGAGATCTGGCCCGGCGCCACCACGCTGCGTAAGATCTGGCCCTGTGCCGCTAGTCCATGTCTCACCAGCAGGCGCGCCGCGTCCCCAACCTTGCTGGTATTGCTGACGCGCTGCCGTATTCTGATTGTTGGCGGTACTCTGGTAATAAGGGCGATACGACCCTGTTCCGTACTGTTGAATTGCCATATCGTTATTCCTCCGTTGATTTACTGTTGATTAGCCCATTCACCATCTGTTCAATCAGCCGTTCTTCTTCGTAATCAAGAATTGATTCCAGATATTCTTTTTGCTTCCCTGGTAAAGTGTAAGCAAAGAGCAAAAGCGGAGCTTTGAACTCCGCAAGAGCAACATGCATCATCTCGTGATAAATCACATGTTTCATGCGATCAGGCTCTAAACCAGGAGCAACGTCAATGGCTGCGGTTTTATACTTGGCGTCTGTCGTTGCGAATCCATCGTTGATTCCAATCACATCGTTACGAGAAACCCGTACAGAGATTGCCCAGCGGTCCAAGCCAAACGCTACCTTTAGCCTGCTGATAATCTCATTGACTTGCTCTTGATAATCCATTGACTCACGCTCCCATTGCTGTTATACTTAAGTAGAATGGTTCGGTGCTAAAGAAAAGAGGGGGCTTCCACCCCCTTCTTTCTTCTACCCCATCTGTGGTGGTCCACCCATCATGTTAAGTTCCTCGCCAGCCCCAACAGGTAGCCCCATAATCTGCTTAAATAGTGCCGGGTCCATATCAGGCGGCATCCCCATACTTTCCCCCCCTCCGCTCTGGCCCTGCATCTCTGGGGGGATTCCCCCGCCCATCGGCCCTACTAGTTCAGCCGGCGGCTGAATAGGCGGCGGCGGCCCCTGCGTACCTGGTGGCGGTCCCTGTGGCATTGGTGGCCCTTGTGGTGGCATAGGTGGCCCACCCATCGGCGGCATACCCTGTGGCGGTCCCTGCATTTCAGGGGGCAGGGGCGGCATCTCAATCTCTATCCCCAATGATTCGGAAGCGATACGATAAGCCATCTGTTCTATCGGCGTCCCCTTGACCAATGCTTCCCACGTCTCAGGGTGAGACTCAATCAGACGGGTAACGCTGAGCACCTTCTGTATTTCGGGATGGTCAAGGGCCATCTCTGCATAGATGCGGTTCTGTTCATCCGTGGGCACCGTAATCTTTAGATACTTGTCGCGCATCAACTGCTTGGAGATAATCTTGCTGTCGGTTAGGCGAATGCCAAGGGTCTGTAATGCAATGTCATCCTGTAGCGTGCTTACCTTTAGCTCTACGGAGTTCTCGTAGTAGCCATCAATTTGTTTGCGGTAAAGACAGGTACGGTAAAGCTTCTCGTCGCCCTCGTTGCGCCCCCACAGTTCTACCCCCTCGTCGTCATCGTCAAAGGTGTCCACTAAGGCAAGGGCCAACTCGTTCAACCACATCAGCATGCGTTCCAGGCTGTCCCGTACCGCCTCCACGCGTCCAGTTGCAGCCTGGGACAGGATATTAACCCCGTACCCAGCCTGCATATTACCGGCATCCCCATAAAGGACACCTGGGAAAGTTGATTGCTGAATGTCCGCATCCACTTTCGCTAACATCGATTCCAGCAATTGCGCGTTGGCCTGCGGTCTGACCTCTTGGATCTTCGTACCTTCGACCGCGTGTTGGGTAGAACCAGGTCGCACAACAATATCGTTTTGCTCATGCCCCATCGGTGACTCAACGAGAAAGAACGGCCAGGTGTACCACAGAACAGCCGTTCCCAAGTTAGAGTTAAGCCTGCATTTATACTGCCAACTACCATTAATGGGATGCAGGATAGATAAGCCGCGGTAGGCTTTGTCTGCGGTGGGTGCGCTGTCCCCCCTAGCCTCGATGATAGGCACAATGGGGTAATCCGTCTTGCGGGGAGCCATCGCAAATTCATCATCAATAATGACCGCATTCCACACGCTGTAGTCAGCCGCATTTGTCCACCAGAAATCAATTACCGTGACTAGATGGGACTCGTTGGTAACAGGGTTCGTCGGCTTGGGCTGGTCCCACTTCTTCAGGTTGGGGTAGCGTTGGCGAATGTCTACCTTCTCCGCCTCGTACTTGTGAAAGGCCCATTCCGTGAACAGTGGCCCGCGGTGGTAGCCAATCTCGAAGGGGTCCAGCGCGCGGATGAGGATGGGGAAAGCCTTTTTCCGTAGCATGGGCGGCATATCTTCCTTCACCCATTTGGCTTCGACGTAAGCCTTGCCCCGCACAGCCAGGAACCACTTCAAGTCATCGACGAAGTTGGTTTCTTGCTGCTTGTTGACGCGCGCATACATGGCCGTCAACCAGCGTTCTACTTGCTGGCTGTCTTCGTCGGCTTGTTCCTCTTCCTTGCGTGGCGGGATGTCGATTTTTGGCTGCGAAGGGATAAGGCGCATTAGCAAGTTGACAACATTGTAGGGGTCGCTGGTGGTTACTTGCTCGCGGCCATCGTTCGCAATGGTTTCTCGCCAAGACTTCTTATAGCCTGCGTCAAGCTTCCACATGCCCTCCCACTCTTCGGCCATCTTGCGCCAAGTGCGGTTTTCATCTTCTGTTCGTGATACACGGTCTAGGATGTCGTCAATCTCTAAGCGCATGGTGTGTTCCAAATCACCCGACACTTGGTGTGGGTAAACAAAAAGGCGGGAAGTCTATCTCATCATGTGATGAGTGTTAGACTTCCCGCCATGTGGTAGGACTTATTCGGTTGGTGCTTCTTTGATTAATCGCGCAATCGTCTTGGCTTGTAGGAACGTTCCCACTCTAGCCAATCCTCTATAGCCCCTACCATCATAATAAGAGCTTGCCTAAGGCTGCGCAATAGCAAGTGCGTCTTATCAATAGTAGGTGGCGAGGACTGGCTTGCTTCGCTTCTTACGCTCAACGACTGGCCCGAATCTATCATATAGCCAATATCCTAGTGCTTTCAACGCATCATTGTTCGCATCCACTGGCCGCTGCTTGGTACTGCGCCCTTCGTGCCAGTCTCGCCACTTGTATAAGCCGAACTCCGCTAATATCCCGTTGGCCTTGCCATCATAGCCCTTGTCGGTGCGCAATCTGTAATCAAAGTGTAACAATCCCTGCTGCAACCGTAGCTTCACCGTCGCAATGCTCTCTTCTATAAAGACGTAATGAGAGCGTAAAGGGATGCCCGTCTCTTCTTTCCAGATTTGCACCTGTGACTTGTTCGCTGCCCTCTGCGTGCCGGCAATATCTATCACTCCACCTCTGACGTGCTTAAACCAGGGCCGCTCTCGGACCAGGGGGATGATGGACTGAGCAATAATGTCGTGTTCGTAGATTTCATCGACGATATACACGTTTGTACTGTCACCCTGAACTCTCCATTGTACGGCCAGGATAGCATATGTATGAGTAGCGGGGTCGATGGCAAGCTCAACGGGCAATGCAGGGTCAAAGTCCACCCGCTTAACATGTTTCTCACGGCTATACTCCTTAAACACTAGGCCACTTGGCTTATAGGGGACAGCGCCGCAACGTTCCATGAACAATTCGTGCGGCATCGCGGCTTCGAGGGCCTTAATCTTCGGGTCATCGCGTCCCCCAGGGAAGATGGCCAGGTTACTCCAGCTTGGAATGCTGAATGAGCGCCCCATTTCGGGGTTTTCCCCTTGCCAACGCTCGAAAAAGTCAGCGTACCAGGACAAAGCGCCCTCAAATGTGCCGGACATGATGACTTTGGCGTTATGTTCCAGCGCACGCTCTAAGACTTTCTGCATAGTCTCATAAGTTTGCTGGCCGGCCTCGACCATCAGTATCACGTGAGGGGCAAAACTGGCTAAACTGCGGGCATCATCGCTACTTTTGGTCTGAACTCTGGCCCCCCACGTGGTTTCAAAGCTTCTGCCGCCCCGTTCTGGTGAGCTTGCCTTCGTGATTAGGCCCAACTTTTGCAGAACTGCGTGCATGTACTCCCATTCCGGCTTGCATTGTTCGTAGTCTGGCCCCACAATCCACACTAACCCATTGTCTATCAGCAGGTCGGGTAGTACATCCATTGCGGTGGAGAAGCTTTTCCCCCCACGGATACCACCAGCAACAAGCTTTAGCCTGCTATCGTCGCCATGTAAGGCGGCTTGGGTAGCAGATGGCGTGTAGTTCGCCACATGCCAACAGGCTTTCCGAAATTTCTCGCGCTGCGTTGCGGTTACTTCAGCCATCTACTTCGACAAATGCTCCATCCAATCCATACCGACAACCATTATAAATAAAAGCTTTCCATTTGTCGCGCGGGTCTCGGATTTCTTCTACGATTTGCCACAGTGGGTAATTCTCGTCAACGTCTTCGGGCTTACGCCAAACCACTTGACCGACCTTTACATCTTCCGCCGTCATCGGGCGCAGGTTGTCAGGAAGCGGACAAGCTTTGGCCAACTCGCGCCATGTTGCAATGTCTCGCTCGACAATAGCGATAATTTCCTCTAGTGCCTTGCGTTGCTCTACAAATTGCTGCGGCGTGATATATAGTTCTATCATTTGAACCATGCCGTCCATTGAATATCTAACATCGTCAGCGCCACGACTACGGCAATCCCCAATAGCAGGGTAATGAGCGTCGGCCACAGCCCGTTATCCGCATACACCTTCTGAATCCAACCCTTGATTGTTTCCATCATCCCACATTTCCAAAGAAAAGTTTATAGACCACAATCAGCAGCAGGATAATTATCCCGTAGAACAGCCTCGACCGTATCTCTAATGCTTTTTCCATCTCGGCAATGCGATATTCTAGTAGCGCTATCCGGCTGGTAAACTCCCTGATCAGTCTGGATAGCTCGCCCATGCCCTCGTCAAACCCTTCTACAAAATAGGAGCGCAGCCCATGACTATCGCCATGACTATCGAAGTGAGCATTAATGACAGTTTGCGCGTCAGTCTGTGCGTTGTCTTTCCCCACAACTATGTTTCGGTTCCTGTCCCCTACTGTCCCTGCGATGTAGTCGTTGGTCATTCAAGTTCCTTGCGTAGCGCATTGAGTAAGCCGCGGGTGACAGGGGAAATAATCCACCCAAGTTTATACAGCGCTTCTACTCGATTACGGGCGTCTACTGCCTGCATAACATGGTAGATATGCGTGCGTATAGTTCGCTCGGACAAGAACAACGCGTCCGCAATCTGCTGATAGGTAAGTCCTTTGGCCACAAGTCCCATTACTTCGAACTGGCGCGCCGTCAGTGGCTTGCAGGCGAACTCAGAATCCATAGCGCACACATTCCCACGAACAAGGCAAACACAAGCACATCACGCCAATCCATAAACGATGTCGGTCCCCACATAACGCTTCTTCTTCATCCCGGACAAGGACACTTGGGCAATG